GTGGCGTAGTGGTCCGTCTGAAACGCAGAAGCCGCAGACGTGATCGTCTGCATCTGCCCGGCTTCGTCACGGTACATGACCGTCACCGTGCCGCTCGCCATCGGCGGGCGGGGGAGGATGATCTCCCACAGCGGAAAGCAGTCGTAGCGGGCCTCAAGGGTCTGCGAGATCAGACTGACGTCGAGCACGTTCTCAACGTACTCCGTCGCCATGCCGATCAGCGAACTGATGTAGGTGTCGTCATCCGACACATCGACGCGGCACTGCACCTTGGCTTCCGCCAGGGTGACGGGGTGGACGGCCGGTGCCGTGTAGCGAATAAGGCTCCGATACGGCGTCACGCCGCTCTGCGGATACTCCGGCGAGCCGTAGGTGATCGTGACGGTCATTTTCCGCTTCTCCTCACGGGCGGCAGGGCGGCACGCTCCATCCGCTTCTCAACGGTCGCCGTCTCGACGCGACGCTCTGACACCTCTTCAACAAGGCCACGAGCGACGTAGATGCGGGCGGCTCCGTCGCCCCACTCGAACTCCTGGCCTTCCTTGTAGCCGGCGAACGGCTTGACGATGCGAACTCTCATTGCGGCACGAACCCCCAGGCGCCCTCGGGCGGCTTCTTGCCGCCGTTCCAGAACTCCGTCGTATGCTGCTGCACCTTGCCGCCCTCGACGCTCCGGCTGGGCCAGGTGATCATCAGTTCGGCGTGGCCGACGCTGACGTGGGTGGCGATGCCCAGGCGGTTGCCGGCGGCGGCGAACTTCTTCCAGAAGTAGATGTCCTCGTCGATATGCCCGCCCGTGAACGTGCCTTCGGCGTTCGCCTCGGCCAGGAACCACGGCTTCGGCATCTTCTTGATGGCGGCGGTGCGGATGAACGTGCAGCCGAAGTGGGCCGTCTCGACGGGCTGGACGACCTTGCTGAACCAGTCGTTCTCGACCGTCGTCTTCTCGTCGGGCGTGTTGCCGTGGAGGGCGAACATGACCGTGTTCGCCTCCCGCTTCGTCTGGAGCGGAGCGATGGCGTCGTAGCCGCTGTGGAGCAGCAGGGCCAGGAGAGCCTCGACCGTCTTCGCCGTGAAGATCGTATCGTAGTCGATGGTCAGGATCACGTCGTGGGTGTCCACGACTTGCTCCATGCAGCGCTGGAGGCACTGCCCGAAGAACGCCCCGGTGTATTTGATTGGGGCGATGCCGTGTGGGGCCAACGCCTGCGAGACGCAGAAGAAATTATCGGTGAAGCCGAGGCGAGGCGTGCTCATAAGAGCAGCAACCTTCACCTCGGCTTCACAATTACCAACACGCAGCAGCATCATTCGCTCCTTGTAAGGAGCGGGCGCGCATCCTTGCGCCTTTGTCGGCCGTCATGGCCGTCCCGCTTGTACGGGACTAGCCAACAACCCGGCCGATGACGCCAGCGTCGGAGTTCGACACGGGCGACTCTTCGGCACGGCCCAGACGGCCAACGATCGCCACGTTGGCCGACGCACCGGGGGTGTAGGACACCTTCAGGTAGCGCTTCTTGGCCCGAGTGTCGATGTCCATCTTCATCACGGCCGCGGCATTGGTGTTGCTCACCGCCGGGATCGAGAACCCGCCAGTGCCGCCGCCCACGAGGGCCGTGACGTTGGTGAAGTTCGCGTTGGACTCGTCGGACTCCTCGACCTTCACGACGTTGGCAAACACCGTGCTGGCGTTGCTGGCCCGAAGGACCGTCACGCTGGCGTGGTCGTAGCCGATGGTGTCGATCGTCAGCGAGGCGGTCGCCGTCGCACCGACGGCGGCGGCCGGCAGTTCAGCGACGACCTTGTGGTTCTGGGAGTGGATCATGCTTCAGGTGCTCCTTGTGGCTACTGATCAGGCCGACTTGAGGGCGATCACAGGACCGACCTCACTCGTCGTGCCGAGGCTGTGGTGGTTGATGTCGAACCGCATGGTTCCCTGGAGGAGCAGTTGATCGGTGGTCGCGTAGACCTGATCGAACAGCCGCACCGAGAAGTCACGCCGACGGGCGTAGATGCTGGACAGGTTCATGTTCCCGAACAGCACCTTCACCTTGTTGCTGTCGGCGCCGAGGGTGCTGTTGAGCACATGCACCATCCGCACCGGATAGCCCAGGAAGGACTCGCCAGCGTCGCGGCCGAGGTTGTCCACCGTGTTGCCGCCTGCCGCGTACTTGAGGCGAGCGATGCTCGCGGCGTAGCCGGCGGGCGAGACGTACCAAGCGGCACCCTGACGGGCAAAGAGCGGCAACTTGCCCATCGCGGCGAGGAAGTCCTCGACGTCGAGGGTCTCGAAGCCGGTGTTGCCAGACGCAGCCGACACCACCGAGGCGGTGTGCGTGCCGTCGTTGATCTTGTTGACGATGCCGTTGATGCCGCCGTACTGGCTGGTGCCATCGCCGAGCCAGCCGCACAGATCGATGCGGTAGGCCAGGCTCGTGGCGAACTCGGCGGCCACCGCGTCAGCCAGCGAGACGAGGGCGTCTTCGACGACCTCGGTGCTCATCCGGCAGCCAACCGCCAACTTCTTGGCGACGAGCGACACGTTGCCGTAGGTCGGCTCACTCTCGGTGACGCTCGACCCTTCGCCCACGAAGTAGGCCGTGGTGCCGGTGAGCCGCTTCGGGATCACCATCGTGTCACGCGACATCGACACGTTCTCGGCCGAGCCGGGGAAGGTGCCGTAGGTCTCGACGAGGCGGATCACCCGGTTGGCGAACTCCTCGGGAACCAGAGCGCCACCCGCCGAGTTGCTGCCCTCGTTGAGGGCGCGGGCCTCGACGCCGTGGTCACGGCACCACCGGAGGTCGTCGGCGTTCTTGAACACCGTCGCCCGCAGCCACCGGCCGCAGCGATAGGCGCTCTCGACGGCGTCAGCCGAGTCGTTGAACGCCCGCAGGGTCGTGTGATGCGGGTGGACCGCCCGAATCTCGACCTTCTTCGGCTGCTCGGCCACAGGGGCCGCAGCCGGGGCGGGGGCGGCCTTCTCGACCACAGCCCGCAGTTCCGCCTCCTTGGCGGCGAGCGTACCCTCGAACTCCAGGTCGGACTTGACCTTGTCGGCTTCGTCGGAGAGCCGACGGAGTTCCGCGGTCTGATCCTCCGAACGCTCGGCCACATCGGCCAGTTCGGTCATCCGCGCGGCAATCGCCGCGGCACGGTCCTGAAGACGCTTGAGGTTGCTCGCCATGGTTGGCCTTGCTCCTTGATGAAGCCGGCCAATCGCACAGGTGCGGCGGCCGGCGGGTGTGTTGCCCGCAAGCGCGCCGCGAATTGAGTCCTCAAGTCGCTCGCACTGCTCCCTGCGAAATCCTTCGCAGGGCGTATATCTTGAGTTGTAGGGTACGGACTACTTGCCGTGCAAGTGAGTCCGCAGCAGCGTTGCCTTGAGCGATGCGATGGTGGAGCGGAAGGCGTCGGTGTTGACGCTCACCTTGACCTCGATGCTGCGCGCAGCATCGGCTTCCATCTGCTTCACCTTCCGCGCTGCCCAGTTCTTCGCAGGCGTGCCGCCCCACAGGAGCCACGCCACGAAGCCGGGCTTCTCTTCGCCGGCCTTGTCCCATCCAGGGGACTTGCTCGCCGACTCGTGCCGCGCGAACCAGGCATTCATCTCGCGAACCCACTCGGGGTTCATTTCCTCGCGGCGAGCAAGGCGGTTGGCGCGGGCGACTGTCTCCGGCTTCAAGCCGTCGCCGCTCTTGCCCTCTTCGTGGAGTTTGAGGCCACGCTTCGCCGCAGCCGCCATGCCAGCCGTCGGTTTCAGGCTCACGGCTCGCTCGTCCGGCATTGAGTCGATGAAAGCCGGCGCCTCGCCCATGATGTTGCTGGCGGCGACCAGTTCGCTCATGTTCTTGGCGACGAACTCGTCGGATTCCTCCCAGTAGCCCTCTTCGTTCTCATACTTCCGCACCAGGGCCGCAGGGTCGTCTGGCGAAGCGACGATAGGCTCATCGGAGTAGTCGCCGATCTTGCCCTCCTCCATGACGTATTCGATTCGGCCCACGCCGCCGTCCCACGCCACGAAGTCGCCGGCCGCGTAGATCACTGGCGCCGCCCGCTCTTCCACTCCGGCTTCCACCGCACCGTCGCTGGCTTCGCCTTGCTGCGGAGTAGGCGACGCAGAATCTTCGACCACAACTGGAGTCTCTCGGTGCTCACTTTTTGCCATCTCCAAGGCTCTTCGGCTGACGAATGCCTCCGTCGCCGGATAGGCGGGGTTGTCCACTGGGCCGGCGTCCCCGAGGAAGTCAAACGACCTGATCTCGCGGATCATCCGGCCGCTGGCGTCCTTGAACCACTTCTCGCCGGCCCCGCTGGTGCGGAAGGCGAAACTCGATCCGCGCACGTCCCCGCGCTCGATGCTTTCGACGACGTCGGCGTCGGCCTTCTTCGGATAGATCGTGTACCGCAGGCCACGCTCATCCAGTTCCAACTTCATCGTCCCGCTGGAGGTGCGGGCGAGGAGTCGCTCGTGGTTGTAGCGGCCGAAAACGTCGGGATTCTTGGCGATGACGGCGTCGAAGGCACCGGGGGCAATTCTCTCGACAAACCCCCCCAAGTCCTGCGAATCGGAGTTATAGAGTGCCGCATACCCGCGAATGACCGTGCGGCCATTCTCGCTCTGCCGAACCTCCAGGCCGGGCGCTTCCGCGATCAGCCGTCGCTCAAGTTCGCACGATCCGTCCATGA